CCGGTCCATCAGCGCGTGGGCAGCTTCCGCATAGGGCAGCTGGGACGACTTCAGCAATTCCGAGTCGTCCCGGTCGAGAACGGCAAGAATCGCGTAAGCATTGGCTTTCAACAGCTTGGCGCGTGCCTGGTCGGGTGCGTCGCAATGTTCCGTCAGTTGCTGCACCTGGGCCAGTATCTCGATGGCGCCGACCGGGTCGCCGGCCAGCTTGCCCTTGAGGAATGCCGCAGAAAACTCATCCAGCAACATCGTCGGAATATCGCGATTGAACTGGTCCGGCAGCGTCAGCTTGTGGACGACGGCATAGCGCGCCATTTCCACGGCCCGCGCATACTCGCCGCAGTCGATATGCCACACCAGGAGCGCGGTAAAAACATCGTCCTGGCCGCCGTTGCCCTTCGCCAGCACGCCGTCAATCCAGTCCTGGTACTCGGGTAGCAATGTGGCTTTTACTTCGATCTTGCGTTCCATGGACTGGATGCTGCTCAAGCTGCGGCGGTCGTTCGCCAACTTGTAGAGCATCATTTCGTAGGCGCTGCCGCCGGTCATGCCGCCAGGAGCGGCATCGGCGGCAGCGCGCTCGGCCAGGATGCGGGCCTTGTGGCGCTGTGCAGGAGAAAGATTGTCCACGTTAGGCCACCAGGACAATATTTTCCAACACGGCGCCCAGGCCCAGATCCTCGACCACATACGCGTCGTTGGACGATTCGTAGTTTTCGATACGGTCGCGCTCGGGCTTCTCGACCACCCGGCGCCGGCGGGCCGACTCTTGCCAGTAGATCGACAGGTTATCGAGGCGCGTAGTAAAAATCGTGTTATCCGGGAAGAACGGCACGGCGATGGCCGGCAGGCCGCCGATGCGCTTCTGGCTGATGACGATATCGGCCGCCAGCGTCTCGGTCGGCGCCTGCTTGGTGTTCACCAGAGGGAAATACTTGTCGTGCATCAGGTTGCGGCTGACGATCACCACCAGGCCGGTATCCTTCTGATACCAGGGGTCGAGCAGGTTGATGGCGTCATACACAGCCGCGTCCAGATTCGCATAGTCGCCGCCGGCGCCGATGACGAGCTTGCCGGCCTCTTTACCTTCATGCATGACGCGCTGCGGCGCCTGTTCGCGGTAGTGCTGGAGCCAGCCCTTGTTGACGTCCTGGAGCATCGGATTTTTGTCGATATCCGTATCGGCCGCCACGGTGCGGCCATGGAAGCCAATCATCATGCGGTCCAGCGCCTGGCGCTGCAAAATAGCGTTCGCCAGGCGCTGCTGGAAATCGGGGAACTTGGCCCAGGCGTCCAAGGTTTGATATTTGACATGCGTGTCGAAGTTCGTTTTTTCGCAACGATAGCCCTTGCCGTCCAGGGCGGTCAGGTCGCGGGTCTTGCGGTCGCCCTTGTCGGTATTGGTGCGGCTGGCAGTCGGGCCGGAAACGCCCAGGCCAACCTTTTCACCCTCCTGTTCGGATACGCCGATGATATTGATGCTTTTGAGGAATTCGCTAGATTCCTGGATCTTGGTTTCCAGCTTTTGCTGCACGCTGGGCGCGACGCCAAAGGTCTTGGCGACGTTGCCGGTGTCGTTCAACTGCGCCAGGCGGGCGGTGTATTTATCGAAGTGAACGCGGGTATTTTTTTTCATACGGGGGACTCCTGGTTATATGGGGCGATGTTCGTGTGAGAGGGCGGCGCTGGTTAGCAATCGGTTTCGATCAAGCCGTCGCCGCCGGCAGCCGTTGGCCGGTGGGAGCCGTTCGCGTCGGTCGATTCGACCTTTTGGCGGAATGCCGCGAAATCTTCGGTCGTTTTCTTCAGGGCAGCTTCTAGCGTGTCGACGCGCTTCTTTTCTTCCGCGAATTCATCCGCGCTCAGATTCGCATGCGTTGCCAGCGTCTCGACGGCGCCGACCAGTTCGCCGAAGCGCGCATCATCGCCGGCGGTCTTGGTAGAAAAGCGGTTCAACAGGTTTTTAAAGGTGTCGGACAATTTGATTCCTTCGGTTTCAGGTTGGAGAATTTCCTCGAATTCCAGCGTTGTTTCTTCCGCCACCGAAAACAGGTTGCCGGTGTTCTTGGTGGCGAACGATAAGACCTCAGTGCCGAGGCTGGCGGGGCTGTCGGTCACGGCCAGGCCGACCAGGTAGGCCTCATTGGTGTCGGAGAATTTCGGATTGATTTCGATGCTGGTATAGATTTTCTGGCGCGCCTTGTTCATGGCGACCAGTTCTGGCGTGGGCGAGATCTGCGCGTACAACGCCAATTTCTTGACGCCGCCCAGCTCGACTTCCTCGGCTTTCACTGCCGTCACATCGCCATAGGCTTTAAAGGCGCCATCGGCCCAGGTGCTGCGCAGGTGTTCTACCCAGATGCGGGCGCCATACACCTGCGGATCGAAATTAGCGGCCATCTGTTCGATGAAAGCGCGGTCGATGACACGGCCGTCAGTGGTGGCGCCTTCGACGGCGACGCGGAAGAATTTCGATTTTGGAGCGGTGGAGGTCGTCTTTGCCATGGTGTCGGTATTGGAGGAGTGAAAAGAAAAATTCGAATACCGCCATGGTCGGCGTTGCTGCGCTTGTCAACAATCGGCAGCGGGTTGATAACAACCTTACTGACTTTCCGACAAGGGCTTTTACAGGCGTTGCCCACTACGCTGGCGGCATGTTAATCAAACCTGTCCCATTCAAACCAGCCAAACGTGCAGCCGCGCGCGCGCCAGGCAAGCTTGCAAAGCTGGCCACCGTTTCCAATGATCCCGCCGCCATGCGCGATGCCGCCCGCAGCCTGTACTGGCAAGGCTGGCGCATCTCCTCCATTGCCAAACATTTAAAAATCAAACGCAGCACCGTCGCCAGTTGGAAAGAGCGAGATAAATGGCACTTGTCCACGGCGATAGACCGCGTCGAAGGGCAGATCGAAGCGCGCATGGTCCAGCTGGTCGGCAAGGAAGTAAAAACCGGCAGCGATTTCAAGGAAATCGATCTGCTGACGCGTTCCCTGGTGCAGATGTCGCGCAAGCGCCGCTATGACGGCGGCGGTAATGAGGCGGATCTCAATCCGAACCTGGACAAGCGCAACGCTGGACCGAAGAAGAAGCCGACCCGCAACGAATTCAGCGAAAAGCAGCAAAGCCAGCTACTGGATGCCTTCCGCGACTCGCTGTTCGATTACCAGAAAGTCTGGTATCGCAACGGCCATGAGCGCACGCGCATCATCCTGAAATCGCGCCAGATCGGCGCGACCTGGTATTTCGCCCGCGAGGCGCTGGCCGACGCGCTGGCGACCGGCCGTAATCAGATTTTTCTATCAGCATCGAAGGCACAGGCCCACGTCTTCAAGCAGTACATCGTCCAGTTCGCCAAGTCGGCGGCTGGCGTGGAGCTGTCCGGCGACCCGATTGTGCTGCCGAACGGCGCGCACCTGTATTTCCTTGGGACCAGCGCCAGGACCGCCCAGGGCTATCACGGCAATTTCTACTTTGACGAATTTTTCTGGACCCACAATTTTACCGAGCTGAACAAGGTGGCGTCAGGGATGGCGATTCAGAAGAAATGGCGTAAAACCTATTTTTCTACGCCGTCATCGATGAATCACCAGGCGTACCCGTTCTGGATAGGTAAGGAATTTAGCGACCGGCTCCAGAAGGCAAAAAAGGCCAAGATCGATATCTCACACCTGAAGCTGTCCAGCGGCTTTACGGGCGAGGACAAGATCTGGCGCCAGATCGTGACCATCCTGGACGCCGAGGCCGGCGGCTGCAATCTGTTCGACCTGGATCATCTGCGCGACTACGAATACAGTCCGGACCAGTTCGACAACCTGCTGATGTGTAATTTTATCGACGACACCAAGTCGATATTTCCGCTGGCCGAGCTGGAAGCCTGCATGGTCGATTCCTGGGAGGTGTGGGAAGACGTCAAGCAGTTTGCAGAGCGGCCGTTTGGCTATCGCCCCGTCTGGATCGGCTACGACCCATCGCTATCCGGCGACAGCGCCGGCTGCGTGGTGCTGGCGCCGCCGCTGGTTGCCGGCGGCAAGTTCCGCGTGCTGGAGCGCCACCAATGGCGCGGCATGGACTTTGCCGCCCAGGCAGAAGCCATCCGGCAAATGAGCTTGCGATACAACGTCGAATACATCGGCATCGACACTACCGGCATGGGTATCGGCGTATTCCCCATCGTAAAACAGTTTTTCCCCGGCGCCACCGCGATCAACTATTCGCCGGAGGTCAAGACTCGCATGGTCCTGAAAGCCAAGGACGTCATCAGCAAGGGCCGTCTCGAATTCGACGCCGGCGCCACCGACCTGTCGGCTGCCTTCATGGCAATCCGCAAAACCATTACTGCCAGCGGCCGGCACGTCACTTTCGACGCTGGCCGGACCGCCGAGACAGGTCACGCCGACTTGGCCTGGGCCTGCATGCACGCGCTCGATCACGAACCGATAGAAGGCGTATCGGAAAGCACCACCTCATTTATGGAGATTTTTACATCATGAAGAAACAGCGATTTAAACAGGTACGACAGCACGCGACGGCGCCGCCGGCAAGCAACGTGCCAGCGCCACAGGCCGCCGCATCCGTGGAAGCTTTTTCGTTTGGCGATCCGACGCCGGTGCTGGATCACGCCGACATCATGGAAAGCATGGAGTGCTGGCTCAATGGCAAGTGGTACGAACCGCCAGTCAGCTGGCAAGGGCTGGCAAAGTCGTTTAACGCCAGCGTCCATCACAGCAGCGCGATCTACTTTAAAACCAACATCCTGACATCCACTTTCTTGCCGAACAAATACCTGTCGCGGGATACGTTTAAACGCCTGGCGCTGGACTTTCTGACCTTCGGCAATGCCTATCCAGAAAAGCGCAGCAGCCGTACCGGGCGCCTGGTTGGGTTGACGCATTCCCTTGCCAAGTACACACGGCGCGGGCGGGATCTGGACAACTATTTCTTTGTGCCTGGCTGGCAGCAAGAACATGAGTTTGCCAAGGGCGCTGTATTCCACCTGATGGACCCGGATGTGAACCAGGAGGTGTACGGCCTGCCGCAATACCTGTCCGCGTTGCAGTCGGCCTGGCTCAACGAATCGGCCACGCTGTTTCGTCGCAAGTATTACAAGAACGGCTCTCATGCCGGTTTCATCCTCTACATGACCGACGCTGCCCAGAACATCAAAGACGTGGACAACCTGCGCACGGCGCTGCGGGATAGCAAGGGACCCGGCAATTTCCGGAACGTCTTTATGTACGCGCCAGGGGGCAAGAAAGACGGCATCCAGATCTTGCCGGTGTCCGAGGTCGCCGCCAAGGATGAGTTTTTCAATATCAAGGGCGTGACCAGGGACGACCTGCTGGCCGCGCACCGTGTGCCGCCCCAGCTGATGGGGATCATGCCGAGCAATGCCGGCGGCTTCGGTGCCGTGGAGCCAGCGGCCCGCGTGTTTGCCCGTAACGAGCTGGTGCCGCTGCAATCGCAATTTTTAATGATGAATGAATGGATGGGAGAAGAGATCGTGAGATTTGACGAGTACACATTGGGGAACATGGAAGGGAAGACAGCATGAGCGACGTAGCCGACCGCGCCGAGTGGCGCATCGCGCAGGACATCAAGGCAGCCATGGCGCACGCACGTAAGACGCTCCAGCTGGAGGCGGACAGACATTGCCACTATTGCGATGACGCCGTCGCCCATGGGGCGCTGTTCTGCAATACCGATTGCCGGGACGACTACCAGACGGAACAGGAGGCGCTCAGGCGCGCCGGGCGCTGA